CGGCCTACCAAACTATCACCGCCTGTGACTATGTAAAGTTTGCCATTCGCTGCAAGCTATTCCGCCGAGTCTCTGGCCGCGCCAAAGATTACGGCGAAAACGAAGCGCCAGATGGTTTCAAGCTTAGTGACAGCGGCCTGCAAGGACGGATGGCATTCTTCAAGGTGGCTTACAAGCAAACAAACAGCGCAGGCGCCTACGAGGTGGCGCCCATCGTCTTTGCAGTGCGGCGCACCGCTGACCAAGACAACTTCATCGGCCTAGCCTTCAAAGGACCAACTAGGGCTAAGTGGGAGTTCAAAATTGACCCCATTGGTGACATCGGCGCAGAAGTGCGCGAGTCAGGGCAGAACAAGTTTGCCTTTATCGAAAACTCTGGCGGTGTAAAAACATTTGACCACAACGGTGCCAGCTTTGCTTGGACTGGCTCCATCGTCAACATTACCGGCCCCACTGGCATCAAGGCTGCCCTGAAGGAACGCGGCCCCCTGTACACCAACGAATGGGATTTGTTCTCTGTTCGCTCTGATACGCAAGTTCAATTCAGCTTTGACGGCGGCCCCGAGTTTCGTATCACCGCTGTCACTGAGCAGCAGGCTGAATCCATTGAGGGCAAGTACAGCAGTCTCAGCATGATGGCGCTTGGTGTTTTCTCCGGCCGTGGCGTGCAGGATCTGCGCGCAATTACCGCTTACGTCACCCAAGGCAAAAGTAGCTGGATCGTCAACGAATCCACTGGCGCACGCACGCTCAGCGCCGACAGCACCAGCTATGCCCCAGACATCTTTGCTGACACCATCCTCGACACCGAGAACGGCATCGGCAAATTTGCCAAGGCTGAAGGCATCGACTGGGCAGGTGTTGCCGCCGCCAAACGGTTCTGCAAAAACAACGGCCTCGGCTGCCAACTGTTTATGGATGGCGTCATCGCTGAGCAAACGCCATGGCGCCAGTTCTGGGCTGAGACCGCACCGTTCAGCTTGCTGGAGTTTGCGCGTGTCGGCGGCCGGGAAACACTGATCCCCGCCGTACCAGTCAACGCAGCCGGCGTCGCTAACCGCGAGGTCATAGTCAACGCCCTGTTCACTGCCGGCAACGTACTTGAAGGGTCCTACAAGGAAGAGTTCATCGACTACGGCAGTGCAGTTCAAGACCTGATCGCCACCGTCATCTACCGCGAAACGGAATCACAAGATGTTTTCCCCCGCAACTCCAGCGTCACCGTGTCCCTTAAGGGTGTCAACCCAAGCGTTGCGGTGTCCCAGTCATTTGACCTGAGCCAATTTGTCACCCAAAGAGCCCAAGCAATCCTGTTCGCCAAGCTGCTCTGCAACCAGCGGCGTTACATCCGACGCGGCATCGAATTTAAGACTTTCCCAACTGACACCCCAATCAGCCCTGGCGCGTACATCTACGTTGACATTGGCCTGAACACTTGGGAGCGGGTATCGTCTGGTCTCATCATGCAAGGCGGTGAGCTCAACGCCCCCTTGCTGCAAGGCATCCCCGATGGCAGCTACAGCGTGCTGGCATACAAAGGCAACACCGCCCCCATATCGCTGACAGGCATTGCGGTATCCAACGGCATCGCCGCAGCACTTGCCCCATATGCCGGCTACATGTTTGTGCTTGGTGCCACCACCAACCGCAAACGAGTCTTCCGCGTAACCGAGGTGCAAATGGACGAAGAAGGCGAGGTGACCATCAAAGGCATGGAGCACCCGTGCGAAGACAGTGGCGGCAGGCTGCTTAGCCGGATCGCAGACTTTAGCGACTCATTGTTTGATGTCCGCTAAGCTGGAACAAAGTATGGCCGCAGGTAATGGGCTTTTACACGGGACGTAGCGGCTCATTGGTATTTGACAGTAAGCCAGTAGCTAAAATCCGCGATTGGTCACTGGAAACCACCATAGAACTGCTGTCCACTAACACCATTGACAGCGCCGTTAATACGTTTACGCCTGGCATCAAGGGTGCAACTGGCAGCGCCACGTTAATGTACTACCGCCTGGAATCAGGCGAAAGCGCCAGCTATACGCAATTCACGGCGCTGCTTAGCAAGATCATGAAAGGTGGCGCCGCTGATCCAGTAGACCGCGTACTGCTTGAGCTAAATGTCGGTGGCGCAACCTCTGACGACATTGTGTTCAACGCCTACATCACCAGCGCTCAGGTATCGGTCAGCACGGGTGAGCTAAGCGTGGTGCCGATCCAATTTACGATGGACGGGGATTTTGTTGACGTCGTAGTGTAATGGCAGTCTTCCTTGGCAACCACGGCAATGTCAGGCTGCGGCGTGGGTTGCGCACGCCTTACGCGTTACTGGAAGATGAAATCAGGCCCGACGACGTAAACGTCACGCTAAATCGCCTTAGCTTTGACGGCGCCTTAGACAACTTAATTACAGGCGATCGCATTGACTTGAGCACCGAGGACGCGCGCGGTCTGGTGTGTTTTGCGGCAGCAGCGTGGTCGTCAGCCACGGTGGAGCCACTGATCTCCGCTTATGTGCACGTCAATGCCGTAGGTGGCTTGCGTTTCTTTTATCAGTTTGAAAATGCCATCAATAACAACCGCGCCGCTGAACTAACGCTCGCTAATTTTGCTGGTAACCCACTAGCCATCACTGTAAAAGTACGCGACGTATCAGCCAACGTACTCGGCAACGTAACAGGTTACAGTCTCAATACAGACCGCGAAACCATTGATGCCACTAGCCTTAGCGACAAGTTTCGCAAGCAATACTCAGCCGGCATCATCAGCGGCAGCGGTTCCATCGACTGCCTGTTTGATTACACAACCACTGGCATCAAAGAAACACCGCTGCTGATGCTGCAGCTAATCCACCGCGTTGACATCGGCAGCGAGTTTGACCTAGCTCTGTATCTAACCGACAAGGAATTAAACCCGGCGCTAAATAACGTTTACTACGAAATGCAGGCAATGGTTACGCAAACTGGCGTAACTGTTGACAGCGAAGACATTATTCGTTGTACAATAGACTTTGTAACGACAGGCGAAATCCGGCTGCTGATTGGCGAACCGGCTGGGTACGTCCTGAAAGAAGACGATGACCGCATCGAAATTGAGCAGTCGCTTGACTTCCTACTCAAGGAAGCAGAGGACTAAACTACGTTATAGCACTGGCATTACGGAGCTGAGCCTTGGCCGACCAACGCATTACCCAACTAACGGCCCTACCCAAGGCTGGCGTTGCGGCCACTGACGTACTGCCCATTGCGGACATCTCCGCAAGCCAAACCAAAAAGGTCACCGCCAAGGATCTGGTTGATGCCGGCCTAGACCTGATTGATGTCAGCAGCATTGATATTGACAAGCTGGATCAGGCCAGCACCACCAAGATTGGCACCACTGCACTGGCAGATGATGCCGTTACCGCCGCCAAGCTGGCGAATGACAGCTCCATTGCAGTGCAGACCACTGCACCGAGCACGGACAATTTTGAAGGGCGCGGTTACTACAACAGCACCAGCGGCAACCTAGAAGTTTTTAACGGCACCGCCTACCAGCAAGTGGTAATGCCCACTGCTGGCATCGGCGACCTGCAGGTCACCACCGACAAGCTGGCGGCAAACGCCGTTACCACAGCAAAAGTAGATGCTGCCGGCTTGGGCACTGCAGCCATAGCTGACAGCGCTATTACTGCGGCAAAAATACTAGACAACACGATCACATCGGGTAAGTTTTTAGCCGGAGCGGTAGACGTTACCGCTATTGGTAGCGGCGCCGTTACTAGCGCCAAGCTGGCCACCAACGCATGTACTTACGACAAGATCCAAAACGTAAGCGCCACCAATAAGCTGCTGGGCCGTGTTAGCGCTGGTGCTGGCACCGTAGAAGAAATTGACTGCACCGCAGCAGGTCGCGCACTGCTTGATGATGCCGATGCTGCAACGCAACGCGCAACACTAGGGCTTGGCACTGTCGCTACCGGCAACGGTACCTGGACTAATGGCAGCAGCTTTAGCGGCACCAGCAGCGGGGTCAACACTGGCGATCAAACCATCACGCTTACCGGCCCAGTAACGGGCACTGGCACTGGCACCTTTGCCACAGCCATCACCACTGGCGCAGTCACCGAAGCTGCTATTGCCACCAATGCAGTCACCACCGGCAAAATAAACGCCGATGCGGTAACGGCAGCAAAGTTAGCCGATGGCTCAGCCGCAATCGTGGCTGCCGCATCACCGTCTGGCGTTGGCGCATTTATTGGCCAGCAATGGATTAACACTAATACCAGCCAAGAATTCACTTGGACTGGCACTGCGTGGCTACAGCAAGCCGGCATTGGCACGATCAACATTGTTGACTCAACGCCTATCGCCATTGCCGTTTCCTATCCTGACGCCTACAGCGCCACGCTTACGGCCACCCTTGATACGCAAGCAGCCGCGACAGTATTTGCCGGCCCAACCAGCGGCGCCAATGCTGCCCCTACGTTCCGCGCCATTGCTCCTGCTGATCTCCCTGACGCCACAGCCAGCGCTAAGGGCATCATCCAACCAGGCACCGGATTAGCAGCTACTGCCGGCGTTCTCAACCACAGCA